ACTTCGATGCCTTCCCATTCGGTGATGAAGCCTTGCGTGCCGTAGTTGTTGGAGAGGGTGATGGGTCGGCCGGTGGCTTTGATTTGGCGCGCGACTTGCGCGGTTTGGACGCCGTAGCCGGTGCCTGCTCCTGCGAAGTTTGAGTGCCAGCAGATTCCTGCACGGGTGTCGCCACTGACGCTTCGACTAGGTACTGCGCCAGGTACGGAGGTAACTCGACCTCGGTGTTGCGGATTACGACCCACATGATTGTTGCCTCTGTTCTTGCCCATGATGCTCCTCGCCCGATTGCCGTGTGTGCTGTCTGGTTGGCCGGTGGTGGCTCGCACGGGCAACGAGCCACCACCAACCAGACAAAGCCCGTAAAAGGTGAGGCGTCCGATCAGGACGCGCCACCTCGGAAACACTTGACTGCGTTTTGATCGACGACCGCACCGTCTCCACGCCATGTGACGCGGAAGGTGATGAGGTCGTTCACGAAGCCAACGCTGTCGTCGCGTGCGAAGTCGATGCCACGCACCTGACGGACGTAGTAGCCGGAAGCCATGTCACCAAAGAGAACCGACTTTGCGCTGGTGCCAGTGGCAACAACGTCTGGGTTCTCGTTGACGACGTAGCCGAGCAGGGTGTCCGGCTGACCAGCCTGGAACGACGGCTGCCAGATGTAGCTACCGCTGGTGTCCTTGATCTTGCGAACTGCAGCGACGGTGCTTGCGGCCATTTGGAACGATGCGCCACGACGACGGTAGGCAGAGTTGACCGAGTAGACGAGGTCCACGAGGTTCTCATACGTCGGAACGCCAGCAACGCCGGTTCCACCAGTGACGCCGGTGCCGGCTCCATTGACGATGCCGTTGGGCTGAACAGTTCCGGTGCCGACCGTGAGACCAGCGTTGACCGCTGTTCCCATGCCAGTCGCAGCCTGACGGGCGACGAAGTCAAGCAGGTTGATACCTGAGTCTTCGACAACCTCGCGGCTGAGCTGGAACGTGGCGGCGTACTTGAATGCGCCGAGGGTGACGAACGCTGCGAAGGTCGGATCTGATTCCGTGATCGCTGTGCCTTCACCGATGATTGCTGGGCCGGTGTAGGTGGCGGTGCGTGGGATCTGAAGCGATTCGCCACCGTTCGTGGTGAGGATCGTGACGACGTTGCCGTCGAGCATCGGGCCCTGGACGACCAGGTGTTCCACGAGCGTGTCGTAGAACGAGGTCGGCACTGGTGCGCCGGTGCTTGCCTTGGTGACATCACGGGTATCGAACGAGAACGAACGACGCTCGCCGAGGGCGATTTCACGAATGATGTCGCTGTCGGTCTTCTCGGCAGGAGCAACGGCACGGGTGCCGAAGTCAGCCGGGACGCCGAGAGCGGCGCGTGATTCGTCGATTGCACGCTCGCGTGCTTCGATGTCGATGATGTTCTTGCGACGTGCATCGAATGCGTCGATGTCGTCGTTCATGCGGGTGAACTGCTCAGCCTCTTCGGCTGAGAGGTCACGGTTCTCGGACGCTGCGTGATCGAGAAGAGCCTTAGCTTCTTCCCAGGTACGCGCGCGCTGTTCCGAGAGGCGATTGACGAGTTCGTCAGTCATGGTTGCCTCCGTGGCGGTTGGGTTGGGTTAGTGAGTGCAGGTGGTGGTCGATCGGTGGTTGCGCATGGGGGGCGCTCCGGGCGATGGCTCCGAGCTGCAGATTCGATGCTCAGCGCTTGGCGTTGAGCTCGAGCATGCGACGAGCAAGATCGACTGGCAGACCGTCTTCGGTTGCGTCAACTGACTCGGCGATTTCTTCGGTGCTGCGAACTTGCGCACCTTCTGTGGCGGGGTAGGCGGGGAAGCCAGTCACCACTGAGACTTCGTGCAGGATGATCTCGCGCAGTTCACGCGAGCTGCCATCTTCTGACCATGAGTCGCCGCCACGAGGCACTGAGAAGCCGAAGCTCATCGAGTGCACGTCGCCGCGCTGCATAAGGATTGAGAGGTCGCGACCGTAGGTGGTGTCGGGCAGATCGGCTTCGACGTACAGACCACGCTCATCTTCGCTGAGCGACAACGTCGCCGAGCGTGTGCTTGCCAGCACCTGGTCGGTGTTGTGATTCAAGAACATGCGCTTCTCGCTGTCTGATTTCAGCGAGCGACGAAACGCACCAGGGGCGATGGTCTCGATGAAGGGCAGCGGCTCCGATGGGGAGTTGAACACTGCGGCGTAACCAGCGAACCGCATCGGCATCTCGGTGTCGGCTTCTACAGCACGAAGCTGCAGGCCGTCGACCTCAACGGTGCGGAACTCGACATCGCGACCGCCGATGCGGCGGTTCTCAATCTCTACGGCGGTGTAACGAACAGGGGTGTGTTCGGGCATGGTTTCATCCAGTTGCTCGGAGACAGGCCCCTGCGCCGTGTCTTGGTTCAGCTCTTCGGTCATTGCGATCTCCATAGTTCGATCGGCAGAGTCAGCGACTAGGCGCATGATCTCTGTTGCTCGACTCCAGCCGGCGTCGCCACCCCAAAGGGCCCAGGCGATTCGACCGTTGCTGGGATAGCCGTCCTGGTCGGGTGACCAGCCTTCGCCTTGCTTGTCGATTTGGTGCCGGTCGAAGTAAGCCTTGATGCGTCGCCATGTATCGATCGGTAGGTCTTTACGGTTGACGATGTCACGAGCACGAGCGATGCCGATGGCAGTGCCACCTCGCCCGTATTCGCTGCGCCAGTCCAGACCACGTTGCGCTTCATCAACCATGCCGTCGGTCGGCTGATAAGAATCTTCAGCCATCAGCGAATCGGTGGCTCAGCATCGGTGCCGACTGGCGGTTGCGCTTCGCTTGTGCCTGCGACGATTGCGCCTGGCAGCACCATGACGAACTCGTCGCCGCCAGGGTAGGGCTCCTGGCCTTCACGCTCACGCGCTTCGTTCGGCGTCAAGATGCCCGACATGATTGCGCTCTGATAGGCACGGATGCGTTCGGTGGTGTTGGCACGAAGGAACGCTGAGGTGTCGAACTTGATCTCGCGAGGTGCAACCATCAGACCGCTCAGCGCGCGCTCGATGCGTACAAGCCACGGCAGCAACGTGTAGGTGACGAAGTGCATGCCAGCGGATTCGTTGTTCTGGTAGGTCTGTGAGTCGCCGCGTGCGCCGATCATGTAGTTCGGCACTCGGAAGATGCGCGCGATGTCGTTGATCGTTTGCTCACGAGACTCGGCAAGTTCCATGTCCTGGGCCGAGGCGGTGATTGGCTTCCATTTCATGCCGTTGGTGAGAACGGCTGGGCGACGCTTGCGGCGGTGTGAGGTTTCCCACGTTGCCTGCAGAACCTTCGCCTGGTCTGTGGTCATGTCGCCGTCGACCTCGAGCACCGACGAAGGCGTTGCGCCTTCGGAGTACCACTGATTGACGAAGCGTGCCTGAGCGAGTGCGAGGCCGATGGTGTTGCGCTGCATCTCAATCGGTGACAGACCGACTGCAGATTGCGGCGGTGTCCACCAGCGCAAGTGCAGCATGTTGTTGAGATCAATGACGATGCCGTTCGTCGTGTAGTACCGCTGGCGGTTGACGATGTTCACCTGCACGTTCGTCGGGTGCAGAGGTGTCAGCGTGAGCGGTGCGTTCGTGTTCACGTCTCGGTCGACGTAGATGTACGCGTTGCCGTGCAAGGCAAGCGAGGTCACGATCATGTGGATGAGTTCGTACTGCGTGTGCTCGGTTGAGCTGTCGATCCACTTAGGGATCGGCACTGGCTCGGTGCGGTCGCCAACGTGGCGGATGCCACGCATAGGCAGCGATGCGACAGAGTCGGCGATCAGCGAGACACAAGCCATGAGGGCTGTGACCTCGAGGGCGGTGGACTCGGTGATCGATTCGCCTGACCAGTTGGTCGTCGGCAGCCAGACAGAGGTGCGCACGGGGTCAGGGTTCAGCGCGCGTTTTGCAAAGAGACTCATCGGTTAGCCACCAAGAATGAAGCGCAGATCGCCAGCACGCCGGCGGCGATCAATGCGGCAGGGATTGAAAGCATCGCGACACCAGCCACGATGAGGGCAGCGCCGACGAGCTCGACGATGGTGGTGAATAGGTCACTCATCAGTCAGGCTCCAAGGGTCGACGATCTGCGGGGTTCCCTGCGGACGCAGCTCGGGCGCGATGTGCGCCTGCAGTGCAAGAGTTGCGGCGACAAGTGGTGATACGTCGACGCTGTTGTCACGTCGATGCCATGCCCACGCATCGCCGAGGTTTCGTTTCTTTGATCCAGCGACCGCAGCGTTCAGCGGCACCTGGTCAATGTGGCGCAAGCGGCCTTGGGTTGCGAGGTCGTAGAACTTGCCACAGCCAGCAACCATCTGCCGTGTGCCAACCTCAACGATCTGCAAGCCAAGGTTGCGAAGATCAGAGACCAGCG